GACATTAGTGAGTTAAAATTAAAAGGCGGAGGAGGTACTGACATGTCTCCTGGTTTCAAGTATGTAGAAGAATGCTTACCTGAAACAGAAACCTTACTATGCTTTTCTGACTGCGAGTTCTTTAACTCGTGGCCTGAAGAACCAGCCGTACCTGTTGTATGGCTATCCACAGGTAATACCGATAATCCATATGGTACACTTGTATCTGTAACTGTCTAAGAAAGGACAATCAAAATGTTTAAAGATTACTCAATGATTGCAGCAGTAAATGCTAAGAATGACACAATAAATAAACAAGCTTATCTTCATGGAGAGCTTGTAGGACATCTTAGTATGCTACACAGTAAGCTTAATCTAACTAATATAGAACAAGCATATGCTAACTGTACCAAGGAAGTTAACTCTACCTTTAACCATAACAGACAAATTATACCTCTTGAGACTGAACTTGGTTGTTTACGTAACTCAAAGAGCTACTACTATAACTATCATGCCAAACACTATTCTGCCTCAGTAGGTATTGACATATGTGAAGATGTTTTACCTGACTTACGACAGCTAAACAACAGGATGATTAACAAGGTACTGTTAGAAATAGTTAAGAAGGAAGTGTTCATTGAATACCTGCTCAATGACACAAACGAGAAAAGAGAAGCTTCTAAAATACAAGATACTGTTATCAAAGCAAATCATGTACTGAGAAATAAGCTTTCTACTGCAGACTTGTATCATCTTAAATACACCAATGCTTATGATGAAGAGAGTAGCCCTGGATTTGTACATCAAGTTATGGGTCAGAATGATACTACTATAAGAACAAAACCTGAAATAGGTATTGATAAAGATTGGTGTGAAAAGGTGTTTGATAATAACCTTATGATACTTGAGTTCGAAGGAGCAAGAGCATTCACAATATCAGCAGATGTTAAATCAACTGATCAAGATAAGACCTTATACAACGTAAAGGTACTACAAATAACTGGTACTCGTCAAGAAAAGAATAGAGCAAACGGTTACTATTATACTAAGAACTATTCAGTAGACGAGGCTATACGTAAGCTGTTTAAAGTAAAAGATTTAGTGCTATCAATGTCAGCAGACAAAACACATTGGGCACTGGGTACAGATGAGGTAAAAGCAGAGAGGACAATGAGACGCAGACAAAAGCTGTCAATGATGAAACAACTAAATCTATAGTCCATTATTAAAAGGGACTGATATTTTTCATTCTAAACTAAGGATACACTATGACTCGTGAGAAAATACTAGAGCAATTGATGCACGCTAAGACAAGCTTTGAAACTAAATTCTTGCTTGACGAGCTATCAGATCTTGATAAAGAAAATATCAAGGAGTTTAATAAGAAACGAAAGGAACCTTTATTCCACGGTAAGTTTACTGACATGGATGATGATGAGCAAGATCAAGTAATTAATCCTGCTCACTATAAAGTAATTCCACCGGGTAATTATCCGGATGGCTTAGAGTATATGGATCTCATGTCTTATATTCTATCACACCACACAGGTGTTACATCTCATATCCTCGGTCAAGTGTTTAAGTATAGCACTCGTCTGGGTAAGAAAGATGCTAAGTTACAGGATGCCAAGAAAATACAATGGTATGCTAACTATCTTGTCAAGGTAATTGAGCAAGAAAATGAATCTTAAAGTGATATCACTACATCACTACAAAGACTTCCCGGTTTACTGGGAGGTCTTAGAAGATCAAACAACTATAATGTCCTCAGAGTTGTTTGATCTAAATATAAATCATGAGGTCAATGAAGAAAATGTATCAGAAGTAATCAACCAGCTTATAGTAGAGCTATACTCTGATATAATCACAATCCATTAACATAAGGAAAATATATAATGGCTAATCAAGTAATCGTAGTACGTGACGTAACATTCAACTGGCCTAAACTGGTTGATAAACATTCACCTTTCGGTACACTCCAGTGGGATGTACAGGTGGTTACAAATAACGATGCAACCAAGGCACAGCTAGAGTCTGCTGGTGTCAAGATGAAGAAGGGAGATAACGGTTATTACGCTAATATTAAACGTAAAGCAGTTAAAGCTAATGGTGAACCACAAGAGCCCCCCAAGGTTGTTGATACTGATAAAGAAGAAATGGCTCCAAGTAAAATTAAAGGCATGGGCAATGGATCTAAAGGTCACATCAAGCTATTCTCTTATGACTGGGAGATGGCAGGTAAGAAGGGCGTATCAGCTATGCTGGTTGCTATGCAAATCACTGACTACGTTAGTTATGACGGTGCTGGGGAAGACTTCTAATGCCAGCTAAACTAATTAAAGTTGATACCAGGAATGGTCCGGCATGGATCCTTCCTGAGTACAACACTCAATACTATGTAACTCAGTTAGCTCAAATACTTTGGGCTAACCGTTTCGTTAGAGTCCCTAAGAAAGAAGGTAAATAAAATGAGTGACTATGTATATACTGCTGGAGCCATGGAACATGTTAGTACTTCTGATATGATGGATTGGCGAGAGTATGTTGATCAAGCTCTACAAGAGTTCGATATCAAGTGTCTACATCCTACACGAAGAATACCTTTGCATCTATCAGAGAACTATGATGATGCAGATATATCTACATATAACAAGCTCAAGCGTATTGAAGCTCAAGATATGTTAGATATAAAGAACTCTAAAGTAATCTTAGCTGATCTAAGAGATAGTATGCCCGGAAAAAAGTGGGGTACTGTTATGGAAGTAGCTAAGGCTAAAGAATGGGGTAAAGTTATTATTGTCTTGGTAGATCCAGGTCAATTTAAACACCCCTTTATTTACACCTATGCAACAGAGGTACACTATGATCTACAAGAAGCAGTCGAAGCAGTGCTAGATTACTACGATGGATCTGAATAATCTATTAAAACAAATAAGGTCATACAAGCTATACGATAACCAAGGTCATTGGAAAACACAAGACCCGCTAGATATCACTGGCTTGCATGGCTTTGTTTACCTCATACATAATATTCTGGATGACCGATATTATGTAGGTAAGAAAAACTTTCTGCATGGTGGAAAGAAAAATTACGTTAGGAAAGGAGTTAAAACACCTAACTATAGGTATGGTACTGAAACTAACTGGAAGAACTATACCGGCTCTTCTGCCGAGCTTAATCTAGATCTGAGTAAGCACGGTAAAGATAACTTCTCCTTCACTATAATAATGATATACAACACTCGTGGTGGTCTATCTTATGGTGAAGCTAATATTCAACACAAACTAGATGTGTTGACTATGAGGGATTCAAATGACAAGCCTAAATTCTATAACGGAAACATCGCAGGAATCAAATACATCCCCAAAGAAATCGGACGATCCGCATGATCATTCAGATCATTGGATTATACCTCTAATAAAAGAGAGAAAAAGAAATGAAAAAATTGACAGTGAAAGAAGTAAAGATCATTCGTAAGCTTGCACGTGAAACAATGCTACGTCAACATTACATTGGCTCATGCTATAATATCAGCCAAGCAATGGTCTCTTATATCAAAAACAACCGTCGTCATCAAGGAGTACAGTAATATGTTTGAAACAATTTTTATTTTTATGGTAGGATTTAGCATCCTAGTAGGTGTTACAAAAGAAGTTGTAGTACCTACAGTAGAAAAAACAGTTGAGGTTACAACAGAAGTAATCGAGACTACAATTGATTACATTAAACCAGAAGAAACTACTGGCGAGTAATCTATAAAACAAACTATCCTTAGCTCAACTGGATAGAGCAACTGCCTTCTAAGCAGTAGGTTACAGGTTCGAGTCCTGTAGGGTAGGCCAACAATCGAAGGAAACACTATGACAATATATGCGTGGGACATCGAAGCGAACGGCTTCCAAGATGTAGCGGACACAATATGGGTTTCAGTAATGCGTAACTTACACACTAAAGAGCTACATATCTTTAGTGATCACGATGATCAGTATCCTAATGTATCTGAATCATTTAAATTATTCGAGAAGGCCACCGGAATTATAGCGCATAATGGTATGCGTTATGACCGTGTGGTCTTCGAGAAGGTAACGGGTTATGCTATCGATCGTAATAAGCTTATCGATACAGTAATCTATTCTCGTCTTAACGACTTCCATCGTAAGAAAACAGGACGTAGACACAGCCTTAAAGCACTTGCCAAACAGGCTGGTCAAGAACAAAAGATGGACTATGATGGAGGGTTTGACAACTACTCTGATGAAATGGTTCAGTACTGTATAGCAGATGTTGATGCTAACATTGCTGTATACGATATGCTTATGCAAGAGTATGATAAGATTATAGTTACTAATCCTAGCTATAATGATGCCATTAATATCGAACATCAGATGGCCTACTGGTCTAGTGAACAGATTAAGAATGGCTGGCGTATCAATGAAGAACTACTTAATACTACTGTAAACAAAATAAAAGGTGAAATGAATGAGATCGAAGAAAGAGTTGAGCCACAACTTGGTAGCCTCACAATCACAATCGATAAAGAACCCAAGACCGCTAAGTACAAGAAGAACGGAGAATACACCGCTGTTTCTGCAAGGCTCTTGGGCGACTATTTTGGGCGCTATATTGATGTGTCTGATTCTCTTAGCAGTGATCCCCCAATAAAACCAGGAGAGGAGTTTCAACGTAAAGAAACTATTGAAGCCAGACTAGGTAATCAAGAACATCTCAAGGAATTTCTTTATACTCTTGGATGGGAACCTACTCAGTGGAACTGGAAAAAGATTCACAACGAGTTTGTAAAGGTTAGTCCTAAGTTAACTACAGATAGCCTGACTAAGCTAGGTAGTATTGGTATTGATATCGATCGTTACTTTACACTACGTGCTCGCCATAGTATTCTTATGGGTTGGAAAGAACATATCCGTAACGGTAGGTTGTACGGTGATGTGATAGATATCGGTGCTGCTACAGGCCGACAGACCCATAAGATTATTGCTAACATTCCTTCACCTAAAGCAGCTTACGGTGCTGATATTCGTTCTATGTTTATCTGTCCTGATGATAAGCTATTAATATCTGCTGATGGTGCCGGCTATCAAGCTCGTGTTGTTGCTCACTTCGGTAGAGATCAAGAGATGTCTGATGAAATTCTTAAAGGAGATATACACCAGAAAAATGCTGATGCTATTAATTGTACTCGAAACGAGGCTAAGCCTTTCTTCTTTGCCTTTCTATTCGGCGCTGGAGGTAACAAGCTTGGTACAATCTTAGGTCGTTCTGCACAAGCAGGTAATAAAGCTAAAGATGCTTTCTTACAACGATGGCCAGCACTTGCTGCATTAACTGAACAAGTAAAGAATGTAGCACAACAAAGAGGTTATCTGCGTGGCCTTGATGGCCGTAGAATCTATACAGATGAAGCATATAAAGCCTTTAACTATCTGATACAAGGCACTGAAGCTATCTTAATGAAGAGAACTATTGTGCGTATCAATGAAGCCTTTGAATCAGAAGGCATTGAAGCTAAACAACTATTGTTTTACCATGATGAATGTACATGGGAAATCTCACCTGAAGATACTGAAAGAGCAGAGGCTATCATCCGTAAGTGGTTTGTAGAAGCACCCAAAGAACTTGGTGTAACCATTATGGAAGCTGGTGACTGTAAAGTAGGTAAAGATTATTTGGAGGTACACTAATGCCATATATAACTAAAGAAGCACGAGAAGAATTGTATGACCGTGACCCTGAAAATGCAGGTGAACTACAGTATCTTATCGCAATGATGATGTCTGATTATATCTCAGACAAAGATCAGTATGATTATCAAACACTTAATGATGTAATGGGTGCTCTCGCTGGAGCTCAACAAGAGTTCTATCGAAAAATAGTTGCTCCCTACGAAGAGAAAAAGGAGTTACTTAATGGAAGCGTATACTGATAAGATCTATAATGTTACTATGTATACAATAGCTAACTGTGAATTTTGTGAGATGGCAAAAAACTTATTGTATTCCCACAAAGACTATGTTATATATGAGGTCGATCTAACCAGCAAACCTAGTGTAAAACAAAATGTAAAGGAAAAATTAGGTACTACTGTTCCTCAAATAGTAATTGACGGTGTTCACATCGGAGGTTACAAAGAGCTACAAGAGTACTTTGATCAATGGAAGTAACAGAAGTACTATTAACTTTAGTAGGAATAACTATACTCCAGGCCTACCAAATATGGAACTTAGAGAAACGCAATCAAGCCCTAGCAGAACTAGTTGTTGGTTTACACTTAGGTCTTATTGAAATAGAAGAGGCAGATGAAGATGAGTATTAACATATACATCGATGGCGATATTCTAGTATACCAGTCTATGTGGGGTGCTAACAGTACTAAAGACATTAAGAAAAAACTAGATCAGACTATAGCTAGTATTATGTCTGAACTTGAAGGCAGCACAGGTAAAATAGCAATCAAAGGAAGTGATAACTTTCGTAAAGAAATTTATCCTGAATATAAGGGTCATCGTAAGAAAGAATTAACTGAACAAGAAAAAGAATTCTTTGCTTACAGCTATGATTACCTACAAAACGGTTGGGGCGCTATCCCAGCTAATGGTATGGAAGCAGATGACTTGCTTGCTATTTGGAATACAGAGAAGCCCGGTATTATTGTTAGTATAGACAAAGATCTATTGCAAGTACCGGGTCTTCACTTTAATACCCGCAATAAAGAATACACTAATGTAACTGAAGATGAAGGATCTTTACTACTACACACTCAAGTACTTATGGGTGACTCAGTAGATAACATTACTGGGCTCAAAGGTATTGGTAAAGTTAAGGCAGCTAAGGTTATGGAGGGAGTACCTGTATCCCAACATTTATCTGCTGTAAAATCCTTCTGGCAAAAGACTTTTGGTCGTGGTTGGGAAGACGACTTGCAACTTAACATGGACTTAATCTATCTTAAAAGGAGCATGGATGACCGATATGACATCCGAACAGGAAAACGATTTGTTAAGACAGTTCGGAATAGTAATCGAGAAGGACTGGAAGTTAACACAAATGTATCAAGCAACGATGGTGTCCGGGTGGGTACACGCAACAGCATCAGCACCAACGAAAAAGGAAGCAGTAAAACAACTAAAGAAACAAATAGTATCGGAAGTATCGTGGCTGACTTCTGAACTAAGTCTTGACGAAGCCTTCGAACAATATATGATGTACAAAAAACTAGGAGTCTAATTATGTTTTTGGCAGTAGTAATGACCAGTGCGTTTGTGGTAGGTTTAATCAACGCAAAAATGGAATCTATTAATGCAGACAATTTACAAAAGGAAATGAACAATGGGTAAGATACTAAGAAAAACTTCATGTGATTCTTGTGGATCAAGTAATAACCGTTGTGAGTATGATGATGGTTCTACTTGGTGCTTCACCCCTAACTGTGAAAGTAATAAACGTGCTTTCAAAAACAAAGTAGAAGAGGAAAGTAATGTGATATCATTTGATTCCCTACCATTCGGAACCTCTGCTGACCGTAATATCTCAGTTAAAGTATGTGAGATGTTTGGTGTTAAAAGAGAAGTATCTTCTACAGGAGGCACTAGCGCAGTATACTATCCTTACTATGAGAATAACGTTGTAGTAGGTAATAAGAAACGTTTGTTCCCTAAAGACTTCAGGGTAGAAGGTAAACTACCTCTTACTCTATTCGGTCAGAATGTATTCCCAGGTACAGGTAAACGAATTGTTATCACTGAAGGAGAAGAAGATGCTCTTGCTGTAGCTGAAGCATATTCTAAGTATAGTAGCGGTGCAATTTACCCTGTTGTATCTATTCCTTCTGCATCTAACTTGAAGGCTGTTGTAGAGAATCGAGACTATCTACGTTCTTTCAATGAGGTAATACTATTCATTGATACAGATGAAGCCGGCGATATAGCAATAGATAAGCTAGCTAACTCAATTGGCTTTGATAAAGTAAAAGTTGCTCGTACTAAATTCAAAGATGCTTCTGAAGCGCTTACTGAAGAAGGATACATGGCTGTACTCAGAGGTATCTGGGATGCACAACAATATAGCCCACAAGGTATTGTTACTGGTGAAGATCTATGGAAGAAGCTAGTAGAATACAATGATGTTGAATCATTGCCTTATCCAGAATGTTTCTCTGGTCTTAACGATAAGATTAAAGGTATGCGCCTTGGTGAAATATCTTTGTGGGTATCAGGTACAGGTGCAGGTAAGTCTACTATGTTACGTGAGATTGTTCTTGATATCATAGATAAGACCCAAGAAAAGGTAGGCATTATCGCTCTTGAAGAAAGTCCTGCTGAAACAACCCGTAAGCTTGCTGGCATGGTAATTAAACGTAACCCTGCTGCAGAGAAAATTGAGCTCGATGATCTTCGTGTGGGCTTCGATACCTTCAAAGACAGAGTTATGGTGCTGGATCATTGTGGTTCTATGTCTAATGGTATTATATCTCAACTAGAATATATGGCCTTATCAGGTTGTAAGTATCTGTTCATTGATCACATTACTATTCTTGTGTCTGAAGGTTCAGAAGGATTAACTGGTAATGAAGCTATTGATAAGGTAATGAATGACTTACTGCGTATATCTAAACAACACAACGTGTGGATCGGCTTGGTGTCACATCTACGAAAGATGTCTACTACAGGACAATCATTTGAAGAAGGTAGATTGCCAACAGTCGATGACATTAGAGGTTCAGGTTCAATTAAACAAATCTCACACGACATCTTAGCTTTTGCCCGTAATATTACTGCTGATAACGAAAGTGAACGTAATACAATTAAACTATCAGTACTTAAGTCACGTTATACAGGCAAGACAGGTCCAGCAGGTACTTGTACTTATGACTATGATACAGGCAGATTACAAGATGGGCTATACGATGATATGCTAGGTAACCTTGGCATATGATTGAAGTCCATTATTAAAAGGGAATAACTGATGGAAGATAACATGAAAGACCCTCTCAATGAAGTGGTGGATTATCTAATAAACAAAGTTTCTAATGTAAACATGAACAACCCTAAAGCAAATAAAGGAGCACAGATATTACGTACTATATCTAAGTTCAGAGATAATATTCCTAGCATTGTACAAGTGGCTTTCGATAAGATGTCTTCTAACTTTACTAGAGAATATCCTGAACAACCAGTAGGCCTTGCCAAGACCACACAAGTTAGTGTGGGTATTGGTGAGCATGTGTTTACAAAATACTTTAATACTAAGTGTAGCTTCCATCAAGCAATCAGGACAGGTGATCTTGTACTAGAAGCCTATGTTCAGTCAGGCTTTATTAATGTTAAAAGAGCAGAGGGGTTTGGTGCGTATAACGCCCAAGCTCCTTACATGATTGAACCAACAGAAAGATGGGAAGAAATAGGTGAGTTTAAGTTAATCGAAAGCAAAGGGCTACTCGTATATACGGTAGATGAATTGCCTTCCGATATCAGTAACATTATGCAACCTAAAAACTATCCTCTAATTAAACGATGGGGTATCTCCGCTCCTCAAGCTCAAAGGGATGCCTTCAATAACATTTATATTGACTCTCCTTTTGTAAGAGCAGTAAATAACTTACAACAAACTCCATGGAAGATTAACTCAAAAGTACTCGATGTACTATTAGATAATCTAGATGACATCATGCCATCAGATATTCCTATGTATGACAAGGCTATACCTAAGAGTTTACTTAAGACTGCTTATGAGAAGTATCAGAAGACTCCTTCTGCTGCAAACAAGAGTGCTTATAATCTTATTGCTAAGGAATGGGAAAAGACTTTACGCCCATTACAAGTAAGAGCTAAACGTGCTGAGATTAAAACTACTATAGGTAAAGCTAAACAACTAAATGAGTGGGATAAGTTCTACTCTTTAGTTGACCTGGATTACCGAGGCAGAGTATACTATAAAGAACCTTATATGAACTATCAAGGTAATGATATTGCCCGTGGTCTTATGAGCTTCAGTGAGAGTAAACCTATTGATGATGCAGGTAAACGTGCATTAGCCATTCATACTGCTAACTCATACAATGAAAAGTATGAAGTAAACAATATACCTTCTTGGGTAGAAGAAGACTATAAGTCTATGCTTATCAAAGAGGGAATTGATACTATCAGTGTAGATAAGTTCTCTCTTGAAGATAGAATTAACTGGTTTAATAACAACTGGGATCTGGTTGAAACCACTGCAGATCAGGGTATACTACATGACTGTGAGAAAACAGTTGTGTTCCTAGCTTGTTGTATTGAATGGTGTAACATTGCTGATATGGAAACAGAAGGGCTTGAGCCTACTTCAAGTATACCTGTAGCTATTGACGGTACTTGTAATGGCTATCAACACTCTGCTGCATTGTCTCGTGATGAGAAGACAGGACAACTAGTAGCCTTGGAAGATAGTAACGTACCCCATGACCTTTACGTTAAGGTAGCACAAAAGCTAGTAGAGTTAGCTCCTGACTTCTTTAAAGATAGACCAATGTCTTATGCAGAGATACGTAAGTTAATCTCTAAGAGAGCTACAATGACCCGTGCATACTCTGCAGGGGCACAAACAATTGCTGAGTCTATGTACTCTGATTGTGTTCAAGCAGGTGCAGATGATCTGTATAACATTACTCAGATTGACTGTGATGAGTTAGCTGTTCATATCCTTAAGGCTATTGAAGAAGTATGTCCAGGATCTCAGACAACAATGAAGTTCTTACAAGACTTAGCTCAATGGGAGCTAGGTACTTTTGAATACCAAGATAGTACCGGAAAGAAAGTCTCTCATGCTACTATAAATAAGTATAAGAAGTTAGCAAGGTTAGCTAACAAGAAACAAAGGGATGACCCAACAATAGAAAACACTCTTGAGTTAAATAAGATTAACTCTAAGATATCAGAATGTAAACTTGTGTTAGTAAAAGGACATGCGGGAGAAGACATTCGTTGGATGACTAAATCAGGCTTCCCTGTTATTTATAAGGTAAACGCTACAAGACAAGACACTTGTAAGTCTACCTTACGTGGTGTAATCGGTGGTGCTTCAAAGCAACCCGGTCGTATCAATCATGTAGCTAAAATATATTTAGATACAACAAACAGGAGGGAAGCTAGTGCAGGTATCTCCCCCAACTATATTCATTCACAGGATGCTACTCATATGGCTCTTGTGATAGATGAATTCGGAGTTAACTTCGGTGCAGTACACGATAGCTTTAGCTGTCATGCCTCCGATGTTGATAAATTGAAACAATTAACACAAGATAAATTCGTTGAAATGTACAGTGACGATAACCCCTTGGAAGCAGTTAAACGTTATATCACTAACAATGACTGCGATATAGAAGTACCAGAGCTGGGTAACCTAGATATAACAAAGGTTATTGGTTCTCGTAACTTCTTTTCATAGGTAAAACATGACAGATAAAACCCACTACAATTGGTTTGCTTTGCGTGATCGGTATCTACTGAGTAAAAATAAACTACCCCTAATGACCGATGAACGTTACTGTGAGATTGAAGGTATTGACCCTGAAGTATATGCTTACAGTAAAGATAGAATGAGAGATTACTTTATCTCTAAACAAGATAACCCTAAAGAAGGGGCTAGACAATATGATTTGTTTTTAGCTCACAACGGGATATTAAACAAAGAGGAATATTAGAATGATATTTGCAATCCTACTGACCGGTGCTTTCGTAATAGGCGCAGCAAACGCTATCTTCGACTCTGCAAACGCAGATATTCTACAGAGGAAAATGAAAAATGACAGAACGTAAATCCTTTAACAAGGCTGCCTTGCGTGGAGAGGCCTATGATGATCTCCAGTGGCAAAAAGATTTTGCAGAATCAACAGGGATAGTGATACCAGAGCAATACCTGTTCAGCGTGAAAGGCCCTAAATACGCTATTGATATGATGTATGAACAAAATAAACAAGACTATATTCAAAGGGATGGTCTGAGTGAAAAAGCTGCTCACGGCCAAGCAAATGCCAGCAGAACTGCTGCACTTGCTGATCTTAAAAGACTACTATAATAAAAAATACCCCCGCAGGACTCATAGCAGAGTTCCCGTAGGGGTATTTTAATTTTTTAACGACCGACTTTCATAAAACCTTGGCCATTCTTAGAGTATTCATCGTATAGTTCTTGTATCCTCCTAACATCACCTCTTGATTTATCTTTCTTCTCCTTGCCCTCTTTAATAGGACCAAGAACATGTTTGTTAATAAATATATCCAGAGCCTTTGTAGGTACTACCATAGCTATTGTTTCGCTAGGTTGTCTATCTTTTAACGGTATTGCTCCGATATACTGAACAACTCCAGGCTTAGCCAAGGGACGCCAAATACCATTGCCGTCAGAGTAAGCATCCATTAACTGCTCTTGCTGTAGATCATGGAGATACTGAAATTTAGGATCAACCCCTTTCAAAGTATTTTCTTGAAACTCATAGTATAACTCATCTAAGTATTCAAGCCAACCAGAAAGTGAAGGGTCTTTGGCTCCTGAACCGATCACTACCTCTGAATCCTTCCTGTTCCTTAAGCGAGTGAGAGGTACTGTAGCATCTTCTATAAATGCATTAGTAATACTCTCTTGTATGTCATGAGTAGTCACCTGCTTCATTGAATTGTTTATATTGTTTTGCAACAAAGCCATATACACGGGGTCACCAAATACGTTGTCGTGGATGTTACCAAAGAACACGTTAGGATCCTGTAGTCTCTCCATTGCCGCCCTGTGGGATAATGCGTTGACCTCAACTTCTCTTAAGTGAGCTAAAACAGGCCCAATCGCGTTAACTTGAGCAGAACCTAGTCTACGCTTAGGATAGGACTTTGTATCCTTGTCCCAGCTAGCCTTAGATCTAGCCCTAGGTGCATCAGTAGGTGTACGTTCAGATAACTCTCCTGTGTTAGTAACTTGACCATCTGGTCCTACAAATTCATAGCCAGAGTCATCAAGGGTAGAGTATTCCTTAACACCTACTCTTATAGAAGATCCATCTGAAAGCTCTCCTCTTAAATTAAATCCAAGTAAGGCCGCACCAATGGCTTGGGACTTGAGACTACGAGCGTACCATGTGCTAGTAACATCACCAATACCTTGGCTGATCACGGCATTAAGTATATCCACTCCTGAATCGTAGTTCCCGCTCTCTGTAGCAACATCATCTAGTAATAATGATATCTCTGGCCTCTTAGATAAGAACTTAGCTGCAGGTCCATGCATAAAGTGTTTAGATTTACCATAGTCCGCAGTCATAAGCGGTACCTTGCCTAGATCATCTGCAAACTCTGCGTAAGACTCAGGGGAGTTACCTCTAGGTATTAATGCGGAAGCAACTGTTTGCTGTTGTAAGGCGTTTAACCCTCTAATTGCATCGGGCTTACCTAACCTTGCTTGGATAGTCCTCAGAAAGAATGCACGAGGATTCCCCCGAGGAAACATATTAGTACCTGATTCTTCTGGGTCATACATTAATCCTACGTGTTCAATAGTATTAATATCTCCAGTATCAAAAGCCATAAGGGTACGTCCTGCAGAGGACTGATCCATAGAGGGGGCTACTGGGCTAAACGCTAAGTTAATAGGATCCCCGGCTACGTTACTGTCTAGTGCCTCTACGATGTCACTGGCAAGAAAGGCTGACTTAGTAATAAAGCCATTAACCTTCCCTTTATCAATGCTAACGTCTGACTCCATGAACTCGTTAAACCTAGTTAGGGCAACGGGATCAGTTGTAATGCTTCCTGGGTTCTCAATAAATTGCTTCATGAGGTCGCCTTTTTTAGCAAACTCTCTAAGCTTACCCATAGTGAAGTTATCTACCAGGTATTTGTCAGAGTTAGTTCTAGTTCCAGGTAGTATCCAAGAGCCTAGTGCCCATAACATAGCTGTACGTTCAATTTCTACTGAAGGTTTACCTCTTCCGTTAAGAAAGGCAGTGAAAGTATCCCACTCGGATTTAGAGATTACAGAATCGGTGTCTGACTTCCTCTTTAATCCAGTTAGAACATAACTACGAGGAACACCTTCCATCGCTCCTTTGTGTATTCTAGGAGACTCTTGTTCATTTACATCTGCTGTGTCATTTGTTAGGCGATTACTGTTACCATGAGGATTAACATGGCGTTTAACAAAACCGTCAACCTGTTGAGCTGCAGCCAAATCTCTCTTAGCCTTAAGAACTTTGGACGGGGTCCTAGCGTCATCAAGTGGCAGCCCATCAACACCTTTGTCTGGTTCTAATTTAAGAGTTTTTATAATGTTGGCCAAAAGTCTTTCTTGGTCAGGATTAATATTTCCACCTGACCTTTTAAGCTTGTTAGCTTGATCATATACTCTGATCATGGTATCTACTGCAGCCAAAACCTGGGGATTAAACCTTACTGGACTTTGGCGATAGTCCTCTGCATATTGATAGGAAGCAGTAACCTTTTTAGAGCGAGAGCCAGCAGCTTTATCTACCTTAATCTTACGTAGGTTATAAGCACCAATAGAAGTGCCTGGTCTTTGACCATGAACTTTTACTGCCTTACGTCTAGGTAAAGGTTTATTTAGGGTAGTATTCTTGTCAGAAATTTCTCTCAGGTTGTAAGAAACATTTGCCCCCATTTCAGAGATCTGGTAACCCCGTACTGGTGCTGCCTTAGGGTCTATGATATTACCTTCTGGATCTTTGGGTTGGTAGAATACCTCTTCCAGAAGACCCGCACCCTTCAACATTTGGGCCTGAGAATTGCCCACCAAAGCAGGTTGATCTAGTGAATCAACGTCAACGCCCCTTACTCGAGCTAAGGAACTCTTAGTGTAGCCTGCAAGAATACCATCCAGCGTATCAGCAGAGATAATAACTCTGCCTGCCTCATCAACACTAGTATCTCCTGCTAAGAAGCCTAGTGTCGATAAACTGTCACTGTCTGCTGCCTCTACTGCATTGTCAATATCCGTCTGTCTTTCGCTCAACGCCGAAGAGATATTAACAAAAGAAAAGGTAGTTGCATTTACGGCCTCTACAGGTGATGTTTTAAATGACTTGGCTACCAGCTCTACAGGTGTAATAGATGCAGGTAAGATAGATTGTGGGTCTTTAATTTTATAGCGACCTTGAATACCTGCGTTTGCTACGTCCTTAGCTGTTCTGTAAAGAACACCAGTAGTGCCGGGCATTAAGTAACCTTCATAAGCCTCTTCAAATTGCTGCCTAGTTCTTTGTTTAAAACCAACAGCACCTTGTGCCCTCATCTCTTCCTCTGCTTGAAACTGTTCTTGTTGGGCTTGTTGTACTTCTGGGGTTGTGCCTTGCCTCCCTTGTTCAGTTAGTATTCTCTGACCTTGGCTTACATCTTGTGGATTAAAGATCCCGGGTTGAGGGGCATCTGAAGGTTGGTCAAGGCCCGCTTCATCCATAAATGGGCTTATAGGCACCACATTACTTCCTTGTGGTGCTGCATCAGCTTGGGGTAAGTTATCAAAGGGCTGTAAGGGGTCCACAACAGGGGCAACATCTTGTGTTGCTCCCTGCTGCATAGCTTGTAATTGAGACATAAGCATTTCAGGTGAGATACCTTGTGCTGCTATCTGTTGTAGTAATTCAGGAGATAACCCCGCTACCTCAGAGGGGCCTGGTTGAGGTGCCTCTACGTTTGGTGCGAAAGCGCCTGTGTTTATCGTTTTAGCCATTTTTACTCCTTGTCTATTGGTGCAAACCAATTCTTAAATACATTTGCGGGGGTAGCCTTCAGTATATTCCGACTTAGGCGAGAGTTATCATCTGCTAAAGCATCTGAAAACATACCTACTCCGTTATCTAGATAGGCTAGCTGAGGGGACTCCCCGATTATTGAATCGGTTATAGCACCTGCGGTAGTACCTAACAACTTATCTACTGAGTTACCTAGTGCTGAACTACTTCCATACAAAGGCATGAGTGCAGTAAGAGGTCTTTCTGCTGTACCTACAAGACCTGAACCGTACATAGTTCTTAAAAACTCCTTGAACGGAGGCAGATCATCATCCTCGTCTTTGCCCTTTAAAAGATCTTTAAGGTTTTGAGCAAAGTAAGTAAAGGCTATCATAGATGCCATAGTAGTTATGGCCTGTATTCTAGCTTTCGGTAAGCTGTTGGTAGAAAAAGCTTGTCCGTAAAGTATAGGTAGGATATTGGCAGTAAAAGTACTGATAAACCCTTGAAACATAGTAAACAAGCGTAGCCGTGGGTCTGAATAAAACTCAGGTCTATTGCCTTTAAATGGCTGTGCCACTCTTTGGTCTACAAATCTGTTTTTAGCTACTTCCAGCTGCTCAAGGTACTGTTCTGCTGTAATCGCGCGAGTTACTAGTTGTAACGGGCTGGGAACATTCATGTTATGATAATTCTCTTTGTAGTTTATCATAACATCAGGGTTAACCCCTAGATAGCTCAGGTTATTATGTGCCTCAGTATACAAGCGATTGTTGATACCTTTTTGTAACAATGCTTGGTCTACCCAGTGTTCAATCGCATCTTCTGCTAGCTGCAAACTAGTTGCACGCTGTATATTAGTTAAAGATGTAAGTCCATTAATTTTGAAAAACTTTTGAACAAACCTAGCCTGTGAAGGGCTAGAGTCTACACCTTGTCTGGCAGCAGCACCTTGAGTCTCAAGCAAGTAGCCCGCCTTTCTTAACTGTTCCCTATGCAAGTAAGATTGCATTGGTATTCTCCCGTTTGAAAGCGAGTTCAGTGCTTCATTAGATATGGCTACAAACTCCTTGGCTGCAGTTTGAGACATAACCCAAGCAGCCTCCAGTGGCTTAGGGCTACTGAATATTACTAAGGCCGATTCGGTAAGAGAAGATACTGCAGCAAGGGGTAGTGCAGCAACCATAGTCATAAATGATACATTGTTTAAGGCAGCATTGTAAGACGGATTATCTACACGGTTATACTCCCCTGCTATCTGGTCTAAAAAGTTAGAGAGGCCTTCAGCAAGTTCTGCCTTCTCAACATCATCAATTTCACCATTAGCTCGCATGAGGTCTAACGCCTTTGACAACTTGGATCCTCCAGCGCCAATATATTCCATGTTAGCTCTAGTATTGCCGAACTTAACTGCATTAGCCTGTATATTATCTGTGATGTCCGCATGTAAAAACTCATTAAAAGCTTTATTGTACTGCGCATAGCCCTTAGTATTACTCTTAGCTGACGCAGTGCTAGGCTTAGAAAGGTTTAGTAGCGAGTTTAGCGCGTCGTCGGGGTTAGTGTAATCTTCATTCTTAATTATTGATTGAGTGATATCAGCAGCAACCTCTGCAGTAACGCCCAGTTCTGCTTGTAGTATAGACATAAATTTTTTTTGATTACGATAGATATAATTCTTGTTAAAGGTTTTCTCTAAAAGGTTTACCTCTTTAATGCCTGTTTGTTGTCTTATGGCCAAGTTCTTCTCAAATATTGCACCAACCAAAGGCAGGAGCCTCGCATCTATCTTATTTTTATCCGCACTCTTGGCATTCATTTCATTTATGTCTGCTAACTTAGTCGCCCGTCTTAGTAGGTTATTAATCTGTTTTTGATAGGTACTAAAAGCCAAAGATAAGTCTTGGGAGTTTTTAAAGCCTAGACGACTTGGGCCTTCAATTGCATCAAGGTAGGGACTATCTAGATTATCTGCGGCGTACTGCCTCCGTGACTCCTCGTAATTCCTACCAGCACGGCCATTCTTACCTACCAAGGAGCTATATAACATAGACCCATACTTTCCAGACTTAAACCTCCCTAACTTATTTTCTAGTTGGCCTTTCCATAGAAAAGGAATAGCATCTGAAACATTGTCTACAAAAGACTTCTTGGTTTTTACCTTAGCCTTAGCTTGTAACTTCAAGTTAACACCAGTAGTGGGGTCTATTTCTCCGTTAACTGGAGGTGCTACTGGGGTAGTATCCATCTTTTCGATGGCTTGTTTCACATCCAGGGTATGTCCATAATCCTTTTTATCCTGATCGTTGGTTAACTGAATTGCTGTTTTTTCAGCTACTTCGTTGCCTTTTGTGATCTGTGATGACTTTATTCCTGCGGCAATCTCGGAGACACCAGTAAAGCCAGAACCTAGTACACCACCAGCTACCATAGCATTGAGTAATCTATTCTTAACTTGCTGTGGAGTTACCTCATTTCCTTCACCCCAAATAGCAAGAGCTTCTTGGGTGGCCTCAGTAATAGCTTCACCTGCCCCGCCCTTTGCTAAGTTGCCACTTATTTTCATGGACTTAGATAAGGCTCTACCTTGTGCAGAGAGGACGGTGGTAGTCTGATCCTTAATAGTTGAAGCAAGAAGAGACTCTGCTGCTTCTTCGGATATATTCTTTTGTGCAGCAATAGTAGTAACTGCATTCTTTCTACCGGAGGCGGTAAATAACTTTACTGGGTTTAGTCCCTTCACACCAATAATATCTAGTGCTCCTTGGAATACGCCTGAAGTTAAGGCTTTAGCTAAATCCTTTTCATCCTGTGCATCGTAGGTCATACCTGAGTACATAGCTGCGGGGATTGCAAGAGACGTGCCGTAGGTAAAGGGAGCGGCTGCTGTTGAAGCAATAGTCACTGCCATAAGAGGGGCGCTTGCTGCAGCGTTGCTAAACACATAGTTAGTAAATTCACCAATACCATCTAAGGTCCACTCACCGTTTTCGTCAAAAGCTGACATGTCCCTTAGTTGGGGTAGGTCTTCCATTTGTCTTTTTAGCCTAGCAGCGTGGTCCTCTCCCCACTGAGATAGTCCCTCAAGTCCAACTAAATCGCCCATCAATTGAGTAAAAGCATAGGCACCCACTTTGCCGTTACTCAGACCCATGCTTGCAGCATCATCAATCTGCCACCCAGTAGTTTCATTGATTATAGTGCGGTCAGATCTTTCCATTGCCACACCACGGAACATTCCGGGGGCCGCAGCATAGTGGGCTTCTGATGCAGCAGTATCTTTTAGTTGAAAAGGATCTCCACCTAAAGTAGCCATAGATGCTTCTATGAGGGAAGCCCTGCGTTTGTCGGCATCATTCTCTTGACCCTCAAACTTTCTTTGTGCTCTATCTAGTCCACCAATGTTAGTTACATCTAGCTCCTCTTGTGTGGCGTAACGAGAAGGATCAACTAGGCCTTGAGAAAGTAGTGTCTTGGTTGCGCTAGTACCTTCTTCGTTTAACAAGTCACCCAGGTCTCTACCAAAGGAGCCCTGCTCCCCTGACCGATAAGGTTGATTAAAACCTTGATCAATCAGGTTAGCAGTTTCACCTGTTTGAAGTATGCCTTTGATTTCACCCCCGGGAGCATAGTCTAGAGTATAAGGATCTATGTGGGGAGTCTCAGCAGCATCAATTCCTGAAAGCCTAATAACTCCCTGATCATCTTCAACAGTATCTGCATCGATTACTTGGATCCCACTCTTATTTATGCCTTCTTTTCCGAATCCACCAGCGGCTTCTAATCCCGCAACAGTAGATTTGAGTGTATCAATATATGACATCTTTATTCTCCTAGAATGGTTTTTCTATATTCTTTGTTAGCTAGAGTAGTATGTAAGAATACGTAAAACTCATTTTCATTTTTGTCAATTGACGCAGAAGGAAGGTTACCTTCTTTCTTGAGCGAGGCATAAGTCTGATAAAGCTTCCTAAAGTTAGTCTTAATAACACCTGGATCAGAATTAATATTACTAAGACTTTGCCAAATACCATTTGTTTTAGTTGCATCAATTTGACCTTTACCATCTGAAGTAAGCCAGGTTTGACCTGCACCCAGACTCGCAGAAGACATTATGGCTCTCTTAATATAGGGTGCTGCATTGTTTACATCCTTAACTCTACCACTTTTCATGTCGTCCCGCATATCTTCCATTGCAGTCATTAACACTACAGTGGCGTCTGATTGAACTCCTGGATCATTGAAGGTGTAGCCCATTTTGTCTTGCATAAAGTTTGCTGCAGCGGCGAAAGCAAGAGGTGCCTCTGTCCTGATATTATCATAATCCTTTCCTGAAAACATTTCATTTATACGAGGCTGTAGTGAGTTAGTAAAGGCTATAGCAGCAGCTTGTTCTCCTGCTGATGTGTTTACTGCTTTATCAAAGGGTTGTGTATTACCTCCCTTAGTGTTTACCCAACTAGCCAACTGGTCTTCAGTCATTTCTATAAATTCACCAGGTTTTCCCGTGGGTACTCGATAGACGTTATACTTGCCGATATTGTCTGGTCCAGAATCTACTTCAAAACCCTGTACAAATCTTAGACCCGGTATCCCTGTGATACCTAGTGTAGCACTCTGTCCTGTCCTAGGATATTTACCTTGTGTTCCGCTACCTGATTTCTTAAGAACATCCTCCAGTTTAGTTTGAACATAAGATCTGGCAGAAGCTTCAGTATACCCTGCGTCAACCAAGGCCTTGATGGTCTTGTTGTCTTTAGCCAGGGCTTCCTTTGTCTTAAGGTTTTTGGCATCACGTACTTCCGCTTGCTTAAGAACAGTAACACCTGCCCAGCGCATAGAGCCTTCATGTGAGGCTCCAGATAAACGAGACATAAGATAAAAACCAAGAGCACGAGTTAAGTCCTGTGTTTCTAAACCAAACAAAGCCTTAAATGTAGGTCCTAGCGTATTTGACAAAGTACCAGTATCAGACCCAGCATTATCTGCTAACAACTTTAGCTGCTCATCGGTAGGTTCTGGAACAGGTTTACCATCAGCAGTTGTTACTGCACCATTATTATTAGTAGTAAGTCCTGTTCCATTAGACACAGAGTCCATATCGTTAAGAACTTTTTCTCTGTTATCCATAGCAGGGTCTGCAGGGATTTGTGTTATAACAGGAGGAGGGACATCATTATTATTATTAGGTAATGTAGCGGCTACTTCTCCTGCTTTAGCTTCTTCAAGGGCTATTTGATCTGCAACTAACTTATTCTTAAGGCTGTTAATTTCTTCTTCAACAAAGTTACTATTACCAAGAGTAGTTGAAATACTTTCTAACCTTTTTATTTCTTGATTAGTATTATCAACAGCTTCTTGAGCAGAATATACCTTCAATTCTGCTGCATCCAAAGGTGCAAGTATAGGAGTTTGAAGATCAATAGGATCCATTACCGGAGAAGACATTTGGTCTTGCTCTTGACTCCTTTTAATTTCATTTAATTTTTGTTGTTCAATAGCGGCATCATCTCCTCTTGAAGCAAGAAAAGCTAAATCTGATTCACTTAACAAGTCATAGTCAGTAGTATCTACAGGAGCGAACCCAAGAGAACCATAACCTTCACTTCCTCCAATATTACGGGGATTAGGTACTTGTTGTATTGCAGGAACTATAGGATCATATCTTACTTGGTTTCCATCAACATTATATGCCATATTAGGTTGCAAATAAGGTTTCACTCTAGGATCTTCAATATAACTAAGTGGAACACGAGCACGACCATCATCACCCATAGCTACATCCATATTACGACCTGCAGTGTTTGTATTCCTGCGGGTAATTTCTTGACGAATAAGAGGAACCATAGATGGATTACGTTTGCTAAGAACTTGAAGGTCATTCATAGATAATTGAGTTAAGTCTAAACCGTTACCTAAAGGTGCCTGATCACCTGCAAAGCTAGCAGGAATTACTGGTAAGGCAGGGGCAGGAGCTATTGGGGGTACAACAGGATTAAAGGCAGACATATCTGCTCTGTTTTCTTGTGCAGCTTGAACCATTTGACCAAAACTGTTTTTAAATTGACCTTTAGGATAACCTAACATATCTCCGGGTTGAGGCACGTAAGCAGGAACAACGGGATTAAAAGCAGATCTATCAGCATTCATCTCATTAAATGCCTGAGATATTTGTTGGTCAGATAAACCTGAAAATCCCTGAGGCGAACCTCTCATGTCGTCCGGTACTGGCTCCATAACTTCGGGGTTAATTATAGGATAAAAATTAGAATCTATTTCCCTTTGTTCTGCTACTGCTATGTTTTTGTCTCTTTCCCCTATAGTATTTTCTCTAAGAAGATAAGCGTTTTGAGTTTCTTTACTATAAGATTTAAGCCATTCTGGTATAACTCCTGTAGTTCCATCTGCATACTGTTGAGGCATTACCTTCTGAGTACCTTGATTAAGCTTATCAAGGCGAAGAGGAATAACACCACCAGCAGGATTAAGAGGCACCTGTTGAATTGGAGGTTGGGGAGGAGGAACAGGCATAGCGCTTGCTTCCATTACTGCCTGTTCTATTGCAAGAGGTTGGGGTACTTGCTGAGAAATGGTGGATACTGCAGGAACCTCTTGTTGTTGAGGTCGCATTTGAGGACGAGGACTACTCATTACTTGAATAGGCTGAGAGCTAGCAGGCATATCAACACCATACATTGCAGTGTGTTGGGCTTTTGCATCTTCCCATCTTAATTCTGCCGGAGTTTTAGTTTGTCCGGAAGCAACGCCATTATGATGCCCTATTATTTTTTGAAGCCTATCACTAGTTAAATCAGGAGTATCAAGGTTACCTGTAAAATTTTTGTCGTCTAAATAAAGACTGGTAGCTTTCAACATTAAGTTTTTATCAGTGTCTAACAAATCAGGATTAGCAACTAAATCAACACCCAGCCTGTCACCTAGTTTTTTATACTTATCTTTACCTGTTATTTGAATAAGCCCTCTTCCTCGGTACTTATAACCATCTCCCGCCTCAGTATTTCCTAATTTATACTTGTTCGTGCGGGTAGCATCATCATAAACTATATTAAATATATCTTCTCCTGAAGCGTTTGCAGGTAAGGCATTTAGCCTTGTTAATCGGTTGGCCATTTTTGTATTTATTGGGATAGGCTTTTCGTTGGCATCTAAAATAATTTTGCCATCTTTGTCTTTTTTATAAGTAATAAAAGATTTAAGTGCTCCTTCTTTAGTATAGCCTTTTTCCACTGTGCCTGATTCTGCCTCTGCTTTTACTGTGGCCACAAAGGCAGCTGCCGTTGTAGGATCTCCATATGTAGCTTTAGCATACTTTCTAAGTTCACTCATTACAAGCTTACCTTTGCTATCAAATATCCTGTCTGCCCAATTTTCAGAAACATTTGGTTGTAATTGGCTAGCCATTATATCTACTCCTGTGACTGACGCATAGCTAACATAGCTTTCATTTCACTTTGCGACATCTTTTGTTCAAAAGCTTGTTGCTTTCTTTTTTCTTCTGCTTCAAAAGCTTTCTTCTTAAAAGACATATCTTGTAGCAACTTCATCTGTTCTCGTTTAGCTTTACCAGACAAAGGCCCTGCCATAGCAGTCATATCTACCTCAGCAGGCATACCTTCAGACATATCATTAGCAGCTCTACCTTCATTAACCATAGAGTTAATCATAGGTTTATTAGCAGGATTTTGAGCAGCGGCAGCAGGAATTACTGCTTCTCCGGGGGTAAGCATAGCGGGTACACTATCAGTACCTCCAGCGTAGGCCATGTTTGTAGTAGGTTTTACACCTGCTGTACCGTAGTTATACCTTTGTGCCAAAGGATCAGGCCCATAATCTATTTCAGGTACTTTGTTTGTACCGTTGTTAAAAAGAAAAGGTAAAGCCATAAGGGCAAAGGGTCCTGCAGCTGCCAACATAGGGGCCATTGCTGCCATACCTCCAGTAGTAGCCGCAGTGGTAGCAAGAGGAGCGGCAAGACTTGCGCCAGTACTTGCACTTAAAGCAGCAGCTTTTGCCGCCTCTGCAGCAGCAATCTGTGCAGCGGTTTGTCCACCAAGATTGGCCCCCAACTTAGCTATAGTAGGGCTTGCAGCGTTAGCCATAGCATTTGTACCTGAAGTCCAAGCTGCTTCTGCTACTTTAGGCGCAGCTTGACTCGCTATTGTAGATAAAGGACCAGGTCCATTATTTACTGTGGGCCCACCCTGTATTTGGCCTGCTCTGGGTACTCTGTTTTCTTCATCTAAAGGATTTCTTGCTAGAATGGGCATATCATTTACCCCCCTGTACTGCTTGTTGACCTGGCTGCGGTGTACCTGACAACAAAGAAGCAAGCCTACTTAGACCTTGATAGCTTGCATCCCCCTCTCTTTGTGCCTGTTCCTGTTGAGCACTACCTGCAGAGCCTAAATAATCCGATTCTTTACCTGCTAGATCTGACATGCCTGTTGTAGAGGACAAAAGGTTACCTGCACCTTGTGCCCTGGAGGCACGATCTGCTGCTTGAGCATCGTAATCAATTTGAGCAAGGGATCCTGCTAAATTAGCATCTCTTTCTTGACCTAACAAAGCAGCGCGAGCACCACCTACTTGCCCGGAAGAAGCTAGTTGAGCCCCTGTACCTGCAAAAGCACCTTGAGCATCACGTATAGCCTTAGTTCTTAAGGCTTCGGTACTAGCTGGACTGAAGGCTCCTTGACCTAATGCTTGATCTTGCATTACGCTTTGACTTGTACCTCCAAGGTTATACTGATCTCCTGCCTTCTTGGATGCACCTTCAAGAGAACTGATAGCCCCTAACTGATTTTCATTCATTCCTTCTACATTACTAAGGCCACCTGACTCGTAAGCTTCAGTTGCTGCTCCAGCGGCCTTTTCTATAAAAGGTCTGTACCAGTCTGGAATAGTTTCTACTGTTTGTGGTGTATTACCGCCGCCACCTTTAAATGTCATAAGTCCAGAGGATCTAGGGTGTAGGTGACGCATAGGCGAGAAAGGGTTATATAAACTATTACTCATTTTTTAACTCCATTGAGTGTACCACGTACACCTCTTTGTATTTTTCGTTTTGAGCTCCTTCTAATTTGTTAAGAACTCTAGACCAGCCTTTTCTACCATACATTTCAATGCGTCTGCATCCTATACTTCTAGCATAATCTTCTATAGTATGATGGGCCTCTTTATAGGTGTCCCATCTGCCACCATTAATTCCTGTCGTAGTTATAAGATGAAGAGATTTGTGGGTAGCATAAGTATTAATTTTAGTTATACTTATATTTACAATTTTCTCTTCATCCTGAACTGCCCAGCACTGATAGTGTTCTGGGTCTTGTAACCATGTAAGGTAATCGTAAGTAGTAGACTCACCGACACTACTTTTAAGTGCGCTAGCTATAGCAGATTCTATTGTCCGCCAATGTTCTACAACTTGTTTAGGTGTCAGTAAAATTACTTGCATTGTTAACCTTTCACTTAGATTTATGGGTTGTTTTCTAGAACTTCAACCCTATTGATTAATTCTTGTACTGTAGTATTTAATTCTTGTAATGTAGTATTTAGAGATTGAATCTTTGTGTCCTGTACTTTTAAAGCCTCTATAAGTAGAGCAACTAGAGGGCCATACCTCACTCTTTTACTGATTTGGGTAGAGCTAATGAGTTCTGGGAATATTAGTTCCAAGTCTTCAACAAGTAAACCTATATCTTTTTTCTTATCACCTGTCCGGTAGTTGTAAGTATACCCAGTTAAAGCTTTAACCTTATCTATAGGATCGGTGATTTCTTGAAGATTTTCTTTCTTATCACGCTCTGATGTAACAGTGTCAATAATATCACGTACATCATGCCCTTCATACAAGTTAAAGAATTCAGCCGCACAGACAGCACCTTGACCACCTGCAGTACCATTGATCTGTGGTACACCTGATACAGAAATAGTACCCCCTGCACCCGCAGCACCAACAGATGTGGCTGTTAAAACACCATCTGTAGTTGCATCCCTTAGGTCAAGTATGACTGTTATGGATTGTCCTGCAATACCACCTGGTGTATATAATGTTGGACCCTTTTGCGCTGAAGTTTTATCGCCGGTCTGAGAACCACCGCCACCACCAGAGCCGTAGCTTGGCGGAACTGTAGGTGAAGTTGGGGCGGTCATTGAAGAGATGAGTGGTGCGTTGTCATCTCCAGCGCGAGTTAACGCACCTATGCCACCGTTTCCACCAGCACCAAAAGGACCTGCTCCTCCTGGAAGACCCCCAAGAAGTCTAGCACCATTCCCAGAAACATAACCCCCTCCAGAAATCTGCGCTGGGGCTGCACCACCAGTAGCGGTCCAAGTTCTTGTACCAGAGTATCCCGAAGCACCTGTTAGAGTAGCGGTGGTAGAACCTCCCGCACTCCCTGCAGTTCCATAAGTAAAACTTCCGTAATAGTAACCACCAGCAGACCCACCACTTCCTGCTCCAACAACAACAACTTCCCAAATAAAACCCTTTGTTAAGGTAACTGTATCATTAGAAGCATCCAGTGTTGTGACAATATTTGTATCAGTTGGATCCATGGCTACACGATTATACGTAATAGGCTCAAATATTTTCAAACCTTCTACATCACTATGGATTATTGCCTGCAGTGTTGAATCTTGCAGAGCACCAGAAGGCCCTGTTGTAGAACTGTCTACAAGAGATGTCATTGAAAGTTGAAAACCATCTGCGGATGTACCATTAGTAGATGTACGTCCAATAAAAAAGCCATTGTCAGTAAAATCACTATCGCTTGTTCGACCAGCAAGGAACGCACTTTCAGCACCACTTAAAGACAAGTACTCATCGATGTTTAGCTTATTGGTTGTGATAGTTCCTGTAGCAATATTACCACCATCTATAGATGTAAGAGTACTACCGTCTACTGCAAAAGCAGAATCTACTTCGCTAAAAGTAACTAATCCAGAAAAGGATATACCTTTTGTGGGAGTAGAGCCTGTAGCAGCAGTGCTACCAAAAGGGGCAGTTGTGGCTATGAATACTAAAGTTGATTCGTATACTACATAATCGCTTGTTGCTACCTGAGTTGGCGGGGTTCTAGACCATCCAGTAGTTATACTATTGAGTGCGCCAGTAGACCAGGTTATAGTTGCGCCGGGTGCATTAGGGACGGGATCAGTATCTAGCACTGATTTATAAAGTTTTAACTCTGCAAATCGAGGAGCATCACTACCGGGAGTACCATTACTACCTGAAGATGCAGCAGGGTTTGAAACCCAAGAGCCATTATTAGCCCAGCTACCTGTACCTTCTGTTTGAACCAATAAAGCAGAGGCTACGTAAATTGATTGTCCTGCTGAAGGGACAGTAGCATTTGCTGTCCAAGATCCTGTATTTACCGCAATACCTGTTGTGGTATTAAAACCTGCAGTAGAAGCAGGAACAGCTGGGGACGAAGTTCCATTTTGGAATAAGTAAATAGTTTTATAAATATCAGCATCAGTCCCATCGGCTCCTTTAATTAGAGACCAAGTATAATCACTAGGAGTAGTACTTTCTGTAGGGGTAGTCTTGTTAAACGCAAAGCCAATATAACTTTTCCCTACTGATGAATCACTAAGGCCGGAAGTACCTGTAGAATTATCAGCATATTTAACCCAAGTGTAAGTTGTAACACCATCTGTAGCTATTAACAAATTAAACACAGTACTGGCGGTAGGAGGAGTTGGTGCTAAGTCTGCTCTGTGTAACACATCATAGAAGTAAGTCCTACTGCCCTGAGTAGTACTAATACTGCCGCCAGTACTTAAAGTAGAGTAATAACGAGTAAAAGTCTGACCATCTTCTACGTCAGCTATTGCAATATAACCCGTAATTGTTGGCATAAGTTATCTCCTTAAAATGAAATTTCGCAGGTTACTTGTCGAGAGGACCCGTCGGGTACATCTCCTGCCGACACTTTAACACTAGCGCTTGTAGTTCCCTGCCCCGAACCTTGAGTAGCAGACGGAGTAAAAGTAGCACCATTTAGCTTCCATAAGTAAGTTATTCCTGAAGTGATTTCTGTACCACCTCGATATAGTCTTGCAGTAAGGTTAGCCTCGCCTGAGTTATTTTTAAATACAGTAGCGTTTGTTGTTTCAATAACAACTTGATATCCACCTTCTGCGTCTCTTAATTTAACGATAGACACTTGATCTATACGATTAGTATCTCTAGTTACCCTGTAAGTAACTACATTATCTGTACCTGCAACCGATTGATACTCAGCTGGAGTAATCGTTAAACTTTGATTATTAGTACCACTTACAGTGCCTTGCCCTGAACCGATAGCTACAAAAGAACCCGAGTATCCCGCCCGGTAAGACCATGATCCCCCGGCATCTCCGGTATCAAAGTTTTGATAATCAGCTTCAATAACAATATCTGTTTCACCAGTTTTAGGATTAGTTGCGCCAAATTCATAAAGCATAGTTTGTCTGCTTGGTGTAATACGTACAACTTTAGCAGAACCGCCTCGGGCCTTAGCTAGACTAATAATTCTATTATAAGGAATAAGAGTTCCTGATATATTTACAATAACAGGAACTACAATAAGAGCTGAGTCTGGATTTGACTCTCCTGCATCAGCAAAGCCAGCACTTCCTGCTGTATCTGATACTGTTAATCTAGCTTGGCTGTTGACGGAAGCAACAGAGGTAGTAAGACCTGCTACAGTTGTAATTGAACCTATAGCATACTCGTCGGTACCAGGAGAAGTTCCTGTTACATAAGTATGTTGGGTAGTACCTGCATAAACAGCTACATCTGAGGAAAAACCAGATAAGCTTGGGACTCCACCGTCAGGGTCTGCAGTAAATGTGTGTGATTCGTTAGTGAAGACGATAGTTGCGCCTGTAACACCATCAACGAGATCCGCAATGGTAATATTACCTGTAATTGTAGGCATTATGTTCTCCTATGTATATGTTAATTCGCAAGTAAAGGCATCTTCACCTTGGTCTGCAATATCTGTTGCGTCAATAAGTAAAGCACGAGAGGTCGGGCCAGTGTCCGTTCTTTGTACTGTACTTGAGGTGAAGTTGGCACTACCGTTTTTACGCCATACGTAGGTGTACTCTAAATGGGAATCATAATTTCTTGCTAAGTTATCGATATATAAAGTAGCAACCAAGGCCTTTACACTGCCTGAGTTATTCCTGAAGTTATTTGCGGTACTAGGCCAACCAGAGGGGTCTGTTCCTACCGCTCCTGGTGTAACACAGTTTATTCCAATCGTGTGAGTCTCACTTACTTTAGACTTTTCCCACAGTGTACCTGTAAATATCCAAATACTGTCGGTATCATGAGAATATATAATATCTCCTAAAGATCCAGTTTCATTAGGTGCAGGATCTAAGTCTCTTACATATAAAGATGTGTTACCTCCTAGCTGAGATATAATACTGTTAAGAGCATCTCGGGTAGCTTTATCTCTAATGCTACTGGGGATAAATATATTAGCCATTAACGTTTACCTCCAGTAGAGACCTCTACATCAAACCCAGTTATCTTAGGGTTGATAGTGCTGTTCATTGAAAGCTCAATATCGTAGTACCTACCATTTAGTCGGTAGTCTTCTTTATGTTTAGTGCTGGGATTAAATGTTCTAGAAGAACTATCTGAGCTAGAAACTGCTATTTGATCACTGTCTTTTACTACCGAGTTTGCCATAACAGAGTTTTTAGATACTACTGCGCACCTAAAACTCGCCTCTCCTTTAGGGTATACTGAAGATATCTTTTTAGTTACTGTTTCATCACCCAAGTTGTTATCTAAAAATTGTACCCAACCTGAGCTTACATAAGTACCGCCTGCCCGTTCATCTCCTAGCTGAAATATCCCTGCTTTACCCCAAGCAAAAATAAGGACCTTACCATTAAGTTCACTTTCAGTTATATTTCTAACTCCGTCAGTGCCTACTGTAGGTAAATCTCTTTTGTACCAGGTATTGTTTTTATAATTGTAACAAAAGGCTTTGTCACAGCCAGTAGTATTTCCAGTACGATTAATTGAACTATAACACACCCATACCTCTTTGTCTGATGCATGATGAAAAACAAAGGCTCTATCTCTTGCAGCAGGGTCTACGTCTGTGTATAAAGACCCTTCAATACGGCCCCTAGAAATATTTTCTTTATTAGGCCCACCATCATGTAAGTATATTCCGTAGTTACCCACTACAAAGTGTCTACCATTACCAATGTCTGCAAAGCAACCTGGACTATATAATCCATCATCATCAAAAAGAAGCCTACCAACTAAATAGAGAGGGTTTCCTGAGTCTTGATACTGTAAAACAGCATCCTCTTTATATACAATTAAATACTCACCTAGTTCAGCGGCATCAAGTATTTCTCCAACTGACTCAGTAACAATATCATCTCCTGCAGAGTTTGTTGATCTTGCCACAAAATCAATTCCACTTAGAGTACCTAGAGCGGTGATTGGTGTGGACCAGATTAAAGAAACATTACCTAAATTTTCTGAACCGGTATAAGAACCGTCACCATTTAATGCAATAATACGATTGTTATAAGTTAATAACCTTTGAGCAGTAGTGCCTGCAATCCATCCAGTTAAGGGGAAGGCTGCATAATTATTTAACTGCCCAGTAAGGCTTGCATCATTGTCAATATCTATTTGAGTTATTCTACGTAACTCTCGAGGGGCAGAAGCCCCGTCATTTGCTATAACAATATCATTAAACGAAAAAAGGTCAATATTAAACCTGGCGTTATCGTCTAAAGGAGTGACTGCAGTAGACCCTGTTATGGATGTAGATCCTGAGTCAGTTATATCTTCTACTATCTGGAAAGTTAAGTTCAACCCATCAGAGTCTGTTTCATAGAGATAAACAAAGTTAAGTGTATCTTCTCCCGTAGGAGTCCACTGAGTCATAGCGTAAATGTTTCTAGGGTTGGCACCAGTATTAACTGCGTACCCACCTCCAATATTATTAGCATTATCTGTTCTGGTCATATCGAAAACACCTTGAAGGGAGCCATCGAAAGGCCGCATATTAAGCCCTCTAGCGAAGGTAGTAAGGCTTTGCTTTTGAGCGGGGGTATCTGAGTTTAAGCCCCCAATACCTACCTCCCCTAATTCTATTCTGGGCATATTATTCTTCCTCCAAGTTAATTCCTAATTGTTTATACTTTCTTCGAGCACACCTTAATCGAAATGCTCGAAGCCTTGCATTAACTCTTCTTTTTCTTTTCCAAGGTCTAGCAACCTCTTGGCTATCAGATCTCGCAACCACCTGCTGTGCAAGCGAGGGTCTGCGCACCTTCTGTATTGTCTTCCTGCTCATATATTGAGAGTTCATTCCAGTTGATTGACGATGGAAATTCTGAGAGTGCTGCATTATATTCCTTTTCAGAAACAGGCTGATAAGGTGCTTGCTCATACGAATGCTCGGAGTAAGGCAAGAACGATACACCTGTAAGGTGATCGAAATTATCATATACCCAGGCTCCCACTTCTAACCACTCATCTTCTTTCACATACACAGTAATAGATACAGAGTGTTCTGCCCAGTTCTGTTTTAATTTCAACCATAATTTCAATTGCTCAATAGCACTAAGATCATCTGCCATAATAGAGCCTTGTGGGCTTGCAATGGGGAAAGAGAATACAGTAGTACTATCTGGTTTCATAAAACAAGGTTCACTAGGAACCCCCGAAGTTTTCATAAAGTCAGTAAGAGGATCTTTATTATCTCCACGTACTGTTCTAATGTAGTGTTTAGCAAAGCGACCATGAATACCAGAAGAACTGTTAACCAGTTGACTTACAGTACCCGAAGGTTTAATTGTAGTAATAGCTGTTGAGGCAGGAATGTTAAGCTTGTGTGCCCACTCTTCGTTAATCTCTACAGCGTAATCACGTAGTTCTTTAATTTGATCTTCAGTAGCATTAATAATAGCAGGACAATCACATACCCCAGTAAGGGATACCCCTAACAAACGTTCTTCTTCTGTATTTATTTTCCAAATACTACGAAGGTAAGGGAAGTTAGTTAAGGTAGATTGAAGTGTGCCAAGGATAGTTGCCACTCGAATTTTATTTTTAATTGTATCAAGAGTATCTTCTGATCGAAGTACTACCTCTGTTAGGTTACAGAACTGATTTGATCTGAGAGCAATCTCTGCACACGGGTTGGTCCCATGAATTTTATCAGAGTCTCTACGATCAGGAGCACTCTTTTGTGCACCATACCTACTGTAGATACCTCGTTCACCTGACTTAGATTCAATAAGCGCTGTCCACTCTTTAATGAATGTAAGTGAATCAGGTTTCTGTAGGTATACAGCAGAGTTATTAGCAAGAGCACGATGAGAACTTCCTTCCCACCATTGCCCTGACTTAGCGTTCTGCATCGAGTGGTCACCAAGATCACTTAAAGATATCATAGCAGATCTACGTACACCACCTACCACTACAATCTCACCAATCTTACACATAAGATCGTGACACTCCAGTGGAGTTAGTTTGCGTCCTGCTGCCTTCTTGAATAAATTCGTAGTAAACTCAAGTAGTTCTTTAAGTGGCTCGGGACCACTCGCACGTCCTCCCATTGTTTTTAGCTTAGCACCTGCTGGTCTAACTTTAGAGTAATCAAAAGAATGTACTCTTCCCAGATAGAGGTCAGCAATATGTTTACGAAGTGCTTTAGACCACCCTTCTTTAGAGTCCTCAATAGAGATTACTCGGCCAGAAAGTTCAAAGTGATCATTAACAATGGGTAGCTTATTAACATCAATAGCTTCCACAGAAAAGCCAACACCCGTACCACACATAAGGATATACATAGCCTCATCAAATGCACGGGAAGTATCCACCTTAAGGTAGGAACAGTTATAACCTGTAATATTATTACGTTCAAGAGCAGGGCCACTAGCCCACATAGCTCTCATGGATGGCATGGTACCGAGAGAAGAAATAGAAGAAGTTAACTCCTTGTATAGCTTATCACTTATCATACCCTTCCAAGTAGACATATAACGATTAACTGTTTCATCCCAGGTTTCTCTACGTTGTTCTGTTTCTAACCAACGAGAGTAACGAGAAAGGTGAATAAATGTTTGGTAGTCTGTGGTCATCTGTGTTTCTCCTTAGATAACTAAGTTATACCTGTGTTTCCTTAAGTATAACTTATATAATATATAATAGTAGGGAAGGAGGGTTTCTCCTTTTAATAGGGGACTATGCCGCCTCTTCTGCTTCAGGAACCTCTAAATCTTCCTCCAACATTTTAGCAAAGGTATCTCGACCAACTTGTAATTGATCTAAGTTAAATCTAGTAGAACCGATCTTACGATCTAAGTCAGATAGGTGGCTAATTAGCATCTTTTGCTTATCAGTAAGTTGGTCTGCAGTGTATTCTTTGTCGTTAATAGTAATGGATTGTGTTTGTTTCTTTTCCATTTTATTCTCCTTTAAGTTATTAGTCGGCCGTATAAACCGACATATCTACATTGGTGGGGGCGTACTCAGTAAAAACTGTGTCCTCTATTCTGACTATAACATTAACCTGCAAGAAAACTGCGTATGATGCACGATGTTGAGCAACTTTTGCAGTCACCTCAGAAGAAGTCAAACCAAAGTCCACATCTGAGTGTTTAACAGACGCGACACTATAGAATTTTGTTGTGTCTAGGCTGTTTATCTCGCTGTCTGTTAATGTATTTACTGGGATTGACCAGCCAGTAGCAGCGCTCCCTGAAAGCTCTTTAACAACTACCCAATCGGTAGGGTTGTTATCGAGTCGTGACTTTGTGTTTAAAACTGCGGTATTGGCTAGAGCCTCAGTTTCGTAATCAGTCCCACAATATTGCCAAATTGTAGTCATCTAATTTACCCCGCTCCAAAGAGATTGATTTCTGACATAATTAACATTTATAACTGCCTTGAAGTCAGTATTAGTTGGCGTGAAGCCCGCGTGTTCTGTATCTGCCGTAAACTCTACATACCTATTTTCCAACGGCTCGACCTTGGTGCCATCTCTGAACTCAGTGTATCCGTTGTTTTCGTTTAGGTATAGGATTCCAGTGTAACTGTAACCTGGTATTCTTAACCCTTCTCCAATGTCTACATGAAATCCGCCACACTTGTGCTCTTCTGTTCTGAAATTCAAATTTGCCTTAATTCTTTGCCATGACAATACATCTAACTTATCTAGAAACGGCTGCATGATGTGATGAAGGTTGTTATAGTCCATAGGAGTCATACACATTTGAGCATTGTAAGTGTCGTTTGTGCTCAAAATTCTAGACAACCTCCACGCGTCCATTTCATTAGATAGTAGAGTGTCCCTTATGAGATCAAAAGCAAATTGCGGTAAGAAATTGTCGTGAATTTGCATTAAGAACTCCCGTATATGGTGCCGTTATTTGCGCCAAGTGTATATGAACCTGTGATAGCCGCACCAGCAGCACCGCCGCTTCGTGCGTCTACGCCGGAACCAGGGTTGCCAGCCGCACCCCAGTTGCCACCTATGCCACCACGCGCGCTAATTCCACCGCCAGTTGCGCTAACCCCGGCTGTATTGTTAAATGGTTGTCTACCTCCACCAGCAGCCGCGCCGTATGCACCGCCGCCATCTTGACTTTGAAGGCCGCCGCCACCGCCCCCGCCGCCGCCGCCAGTTGCGTTTGAGCCGCCACCGGCAAAATTTCCGTTTGCGCCTAGGCTGCCAATAGCGCCACCTGCACCGGACCCATATCCGCTACCGTTGCCGCCGCCAGAACCACCACCGCCGTGGGCTCTGTCGTTATCGGTGCTGTCCTTAACGCCACCGCCGCCTCCGCCGCCGCCAGCGATAATTCCAGAAGAGTTGTTAATAAGTGTTACGCCTGATGCAGTGATGTTTAACGCAGGTCCAGCAGCGCCGCCATTATAGTTTGACCCATTACCACCTTTCCCAATAATGTAACCACTGTTTCTTATCGTGCAGTTTGCTACATTAGCGAGTAAGCCGGGGTTTGCTGTGCTGTTAGCCCACAAGTACACACCTGAGTTTACAGTGACATCAACAGCCTCCGAGCCGTCCCACCCAGCCGCTGTTGCCAGTGTGGACAGGTTAGCCTCCTGCATGTTAGAAGATATCGTAAAGGTGAACGCATTAGCCCTACCATAGCCGTCAGCCATTTCTATCTCGCCTGACGCAATACCAAACAACCCACGAACAGCCGAGCCGCCCATGTCAATCTGAGCCGTACCACTGTTTCCAAGCTCCACATTAACGTCATTGAGTGATATTTGACCTGATGTTTGTAATGCCATATTACTGACCTCTCAATTCTTCTATCTCTGCTTTCAGTTCTTTTATCGCTTCTACAAGCAAGCCAATAAGCTGGTCATATTGAACAGTCTTATATTCGGTTTTGTCATCTTCACCCATCTTGAGCGGCAATGTGCTTTCAGTGATTGCGCTGGGCAGAATCTTTTCAACCTCTTGTGCAATAACACCAGCGGATTTTTTACCGTCAGTAGTGTATGTGAAGGTGTAACCATTGATCTGGTCAACCTTGTCCAAGGCGCTGTCAATCTTAACAATGTCAGTCTTGAGGCGTTTATCTGAGATTGTTGTAGAGTAAGCAATGACGTTGCCTTCAACGTGTAGGTCTCCGGTGTTGTAGAGGCGCATATCAACAGCACTATCAAGAACCCAGTCTATGTAAGTGCCAGACCCAGTTATAGAGGGTGTAGTGATACCTGTTGTTCCAATACCTGTTGTTCCATTTAATGTAATAGCCATTAGCTGGTCTCCTTGGGAAACTCAGCTTTAATAGCTAAGATAGCGTCTTTATATGTTGTGGTACCGTTGATAGCATCATCAGAAATTAGTTCTAATTGATTTAAGGCATTGTATTTAACCTTTCTGTCACGTTGGTATTTTGTAGCGTCGTATTCTGCTTTTAACTCTGTCGCTTTGATAGTAACCTCTACCATTTGTTCATCAGTTAATTTACCTGTAGAAATGTAAATGTCAGCACTATCAGGTTCTTGTGAGCAGTCACCATATAGGATGCTTGCTGCTTGTAATAAATCTAAACTCATGTTATGCTCCTATCTCTGTAATGATTATTTCTGATGTGCCTTTTTCGTAGGCGTCTGAGCTAATGGCAAAACACCTATTAGTCCACATTGTTTTTGCACCATTTGAATCAGCAACAAGGCGGAAGGTTATTGCAGTCCCGACCACTGACGATGTAGATACCAGTGTTGATATGTTACAGTTTTCTAGTGTTGAGGAGTTGTTGTCAGCTATGTAACTTTGCACAGGTGAGCCAAGGCCATAACCCCGACCCTGACTATTCATATTTACTCTCGTTCCATCCATTTGAATATTAAAACAAACATCCCATGCACTACTAACTTCTCCAACCCAGCGAACTGTTACTAAGAACTTGCTATTTGCACCAAGAGGTGTGATAGCTTTTGATATTCCATTTACAACTACATCCGTCGTAGATACTGTCTGTGAGGCTTGTGTGGCAGTAAGATAACTAACAACCTGCAAAACCTTACCCCCACCAGGAAGATTAGTTAGAGCAGCACCACTGATAGCAGGCAAAGCACCAGTAAGATTAGATGCGGCTAAAGCGCCAGAAAAGGCTGTGGCTGAGAGAGTGCCAGTTATAGTTAAGCCTTCGGGGAACGTAGGCCCGCCATTGCCGGCCTCGTTCGTGATATTATTTACTTTCATAGTACTCATACTACACCTCCGGGCTTAGTAGGCCACGTCACATTGTGTGGGAACCCAGCTTGTGTTGTAATGTTCAACAAGGCGGTACGATATGATGACCACTCTGCTTGCTGTGCTTCGCTCATCTCTGCCCAGCGCAAAGGGTTAGACACAATAGGATCAACTACTGTGGCTAAGATGTTGTCACGCTCTGCACGAACCCCTTCAGCTGCGTCTGCATCTAGCTCTGCCTGTGTAGGCGGAACATATGCTGCGAAGTCTGTGTTGATCAGGGCCATGACTGCACCATTGTCAATCGTGGTGTCTGTATCAGTTGAGTCAAGAGTGTAAGGTATCCAACCGTACTGTGGGTGGTTAATCTCTACGTTCATGCGGAGGTTGTCAGCTTGAAGTGATGCCGCATTGCGGAATTCTGTTATTGTAATGCTCATTATGAAATCCTCACAAAAAGTACCTGCCGCATGTAGCTGCCAGTCGAATAAGCGTTTGCACGTCCCATCGCACGCCACGTCCCACTTAAAGTGTTTCCGCCTTTGACGAGCTGAAAGGACGGGGCCATAGTATCATCTGCAGTACCCGTCGAGTACCACATCCACGCCGTTGGCTGGATACCACTTCCTGCATGTGTACTATTTTCTACAATGCCGGTGGTCGTCATAAATCCATGAACATAAGTCCCAACAGCCCCGTAGTCTGTACTAGCGCCAACACCCGTTAAGGCAGAACCATCAATAGCTGGTAAGGCTCCTGTAAGTTTATTAGATGCTAGTGAGCTTGAGTCATTAAGCAACACACCAGTGCTGTCTGGAAGTGTCAACGTACGGCTGGTGTTAGAGCCGGGTGACGCAAGAGAGAAGGTACCCGACCCTGATGAGTTGGGCTGTATTTTTATTGTACTCATATCAAACCACCGTCCATGTTTCGCCAGCGCCCACTGTCACAGTGACGCCAGAATTGATTGTAATTGGGCCAGCCGACATTGCGTTCTTCCCATTTGTAATTGTGTAGTTAGAAGTAACATTCTGACCGTTCTCGTAGAAGATGTCGTCGTTGCCACCACCAGTTGCACCCGCTGCAATACCTGTCAAGCTAGAGCCATCGCCGTGAAAGCTGGGCGCATGGATAGGCTCAGTAGAGGTGATCTGTGCGTTGTTAACCTCAAGACGCTCTGCTCCACCAGTAACAACACGCCAGTGGTCTTCTGCGTGGAACGAAATGTAGGTGTTGGTGTCACCAGAGTGTATTATCTCACCCGCAACATATAAAGCGTTAAACGTAGCGTTACTATTAGTGTTTAGTGGTTGGTTGGCTGTATATGTGGTGTATCCATTAGGGTTGCTTGCAGGGTAGTAGTAACTGCCATGTTGCCCATCAAGCAAGTCTGCATCCAGACCAGAACTTGCGCCGTCATTGCCAGCGTGCCATGCGGTGTTGCCAGCAATATTTACGCCGCCACTAACCGTTTCTAGTACAACAGCACTATCGTAGTATAGTCTTACATACGGCGTTGCTACATCATTGTGCATAGAGATGAGGTTATGGTTTACACCTCCTGTACCTTCACCTTGCCAATAGAAACTACCAGCAGCATGTAGGTAGTTACGGAAATATGTATTAGTGCCGTCATGCCACATTCTGAAGTCATCTGAGGCACCTAAACGTAGATAATCGTTATCCGAAAGATCAACAGCACCACGAACACTTAGAGTGCTATCAACCGTAAGACTGGTAAACCGTCCATTACTCCACGTATATGAAGAGTTACCTACTACACCTGTATTGTCTGTGGGGGGCAGTACATCTGTAGCAATCAGATCGCCACCTACAGTAAAATTACCAGAAGCGCTAGAATGGTTATGACTGTCATCCGCTACAGCAACACTAAGTGTAGCATTGGCGCTACCGTCCCAAGAGACAGACCCTGATGCGTCACCGCTTAGGGAGAGTGTACGGGCTGTGGTCCATTTAGATGCTGTACTTGCGTTCCCTGATAGCGCACCAACGAATGTTGCAGCTTGCACAGAGGCATTATTAGTACCTCCATCCGAGTCAAAATGAAAGCGCCCTACACCGTTTGCATCATCGTAGCGTATGTAGTCGTTGTTAGCGAACTTAATACGATTTCCGCTTCCTATTGTTAAGTTAGCGGTGGTGAGCGTACCAGTAATGGTATCGCCAGTGACGTTCACAAAGCGGCTGTCTGCCTCTGACTCAGTATAGTAGCGATCATCATGTGTATGGCTTGCTGGAGCAAAGGCGCTTGCATGGTTACCGTCCAAAAGATCAGCATCTAAGCCTGAGCCAGAACCGTCGTTACCTGAGTGCCATATCTCGTTCCAACCAGTCCAAGAATTACTGTAGCGGTAGCGAAAGTATGGGCCATTTGAACTATTATAAGGAATGGCAAACTGAGTCATATTCCCAGAGCCATCCTTGGCGTTATACTCAAAGCTAAAGGGATGGTAATAACCAGAACCAGAAGGTCCGTTAGTGTGTGACCCTAATAGTAATGTATGACCC